CGAAGTATAATCATAGTTATGAGTGAGAATAAAGATACAACGCGTAGGGGCAGAAAACACAAGTTAGAGGCTGACCCTGAAATTGTTACCAAGTTAGTCAATGCTCTACGGGCAGGTAATTACATGGAACACGCGGCAGATTACGCAGGTATTCATGTTTCTACAGTCTATCGTTGGTTGGAAAAGGGTGGGGCTGAACTAGAAAGACGACAACAAGGTTACAAGGGTGATAAGACGCTAGACCAATTATGCGAGTTATGCGAGGCAGTAAAAAAGGCAAAAGGAGAGGCAGTAGTTCGGGCTATGGCTCTGATTCAAAATGCTGCCTCCTCTGGTACTTGGCAAGCCTCAGCATGGTTTTTAGAGCGCACACAGCCTAACTACTTTGGTCGCAGGACTGAGATAGTTGGAGAGGGCGGGGGCGCGTTAAAGGTAGAAGTATCAGTTGAGGCACTAGAGGCAAAACTTACACAAGTTATGAGTGTTATGGGGGTGATTGCAGATGAACCTAGAGAAATTGATGACATTACCACCGAACCTGAAGAGGGAAGTATTAGAACAACTTAGTCCAGATGAGAGAGCAGCAGTTGATACCTACTACTCAGCCAAGTTAGACAATCCTTGGTATCGCTATCAAGACGACCCTATTGGCTTTGTAGAACAAGGACTAGGTGAGTCGTTATGGTCAAAGCAAAAAGAGATATTACTTTCTATTAAAGAGAACAAGAGAACGGCAGTTCCTGCTTGTCACGCTCCAGGAAAGTCACATATTGCAGCCCGTGCTATTGCATGGTGGATTAGTGTTCACCCAGTAGGTACAGCCCAAGTAGTTACAACTGCTACAACTTTCCGTCAAGTCCGTAACATTACATGGGCACAAGTACGCCGCGTAGCCAAGCGCCATAAGTTAGCAGGAGAGGTCTTCTCTACTGAGTGGAAAGTGGGTACAGAAATTGTAGGATATGGCTTCTCGGCTATGAACTCTGATGAGGCGGCAGTACAAGGTATCCACGCACCACATTTACTCGTTGTAGTTGATGAGGCAGGAGGTATCTCACATACTCTAGGGGCTGCATTAGAAGCCTTGATGACAGGTGGACATACAAGATTACTTGTTTTGGGAAATCCTCCTACTGACCAAGAAGGCGGCTGGTTTGAGCGTATTTGTGGTTCAGAGTTATACAACACAATTCCTATCCCAGCCTCCTCTACTCCAAACTTTACTGGTGAAGAAGCGGGTATGTGTCATTCTTGTCCAGCCATCGTTCCGCTACACAAGGTAAATACACACCTAGTTGATTCTGAGTGGGTAAATGATGTAAGTAGCGAGTTTGGAGTTGGCTCAGCCTTCGTAGAAGCCCGTGTTCATGCTCGCTTTCCTAGACAAGTGGCTAACAAGGTTATACCTCTATCTTGGGTTGAACAAAGTATGGATAATCAACAAGCAGAATTAGGGGCGATACGCATTGGAGTAGATGTTGCCTCTGATGGAGGAGATGAGTTTACTGTTGCATGGGCAGAGGGAATGGTATGTACTATCCGTCATAAGTCAGCAGGACAGGCAAATGCTAACGCAGTAGATGTAGCAGGAATTGTCTTAGAACAAATCCGTCAAGCCGAACAAGTACATCGTGACAAAGGATATGCAGGACGGGTCAGAGTCAAGGTAGATTCTATTGGATTGGGCTGGGGTGTGGTTTCAACGCTACGCACTTGGGGTTCAGAGCAATTACACAACTCAGATATTATCGCCGTCAATGTTTCCGAAAAGGCAAGGGAGTCCACTCGCTTTACCAACCAAAGAGCAGAGATGTGGTGGAATGGGCGAACACTATTACAGCCTTCTCCCCAAGGAGAACAGGTAGTAAAGATAGATGCAGACCAAAGAACTCTTGCCCAACTATCTGGTCCTATGTATGCTTCGGATTCATCGGGAAGAATAAAGATAGAAAGCAAAGTAGATATAAAACGCCGAGGAATTACCTCACCAGACCGCGCAGAAGCAATACTCTTGGCATTGTACGAACCAAGAAAGTCAGGTATGCCAAACGGGATATTACCTCTTTCGCTTACACAGTCAAATGATTGGAGTATCCCAAGACTATGAACATTGACGACCCAAGAGATATCGCCTCCTATGCCGCAGAGTTAGTTGCCCAAGATAGACATGAAGACTACGGACACCCATTTGATAATCTGACTCGGGCTGCTCAAATATGGGAGGTCATACTGGGATTCCCGATAACGGCTGAACAAGTTAGTTTGTGCATGATAGGTATGAAGTTGGCAAGGCAGGTCAATGCGCCTAAAACAGATACAATAGTTGATATCATTGGTTATGCACTAACTCTACACATGACGGAAGTAGAGCGTAAAAGGAGAGAGAATGAACGAGACTGAAACAGAAGTCTCTTCCCCTGCTTTCCCAAATATGCCTCAATGGAATGTGGCTATGCGCTTTTTTGATAATGAGTGGAGACTCCAATGCGAGCATGTCATCTATGACCCGATAATCTTTGAGACCTTTCGTGAATATTCCAATGCAGTCCACGCTTATGTGCAAATCCTTGACAAGATTAGGGAGACACAAGTGAGTTTGGATACGGTTCGGCTATCGCGTTGTATTTGGTATGGTGTAGAAAGTGTGTGGCTTGGCTATCCTTGTGATAGTGAAGTTTATTCAGATGGCTTCCGTCCCTTTGCTACGCTCACCCCACAAGAGGAGTTCGATAAACACTACTGCGGCTGTCGCGGTTGGATACATTGGTAGGAGATGAAAATGGGAGAACTACAAGAGGAGTTGATGGAGTTTATGAAAGAGGTCAAGTTGTTACAAAACAATGTGTGGCGGGTAAAAGTAACAAATGTTGAAATCTCGCATTTCTCTGCTGCTAAGTTTACCGAGTGTGAACTATTGCTTAATAAATGCTTTGAAGCCTTAGGTGAGATAAGGTGCTTGGAGGCGGTAGAGCAAAGGTATGACCCCTATTGAGGCTACACGGGTGGGTGGAAAGAGATAACGGCAAACATACTGAGTTCTTTATCAATGCAGATGGAACTTATGAGGTACGAGCAGATGATAACAACACACTAGCCGACTCTTTTGACCTAGTTAAAGCGGTAGCAAAGGCGGCGACACCTTTTATGACCGAGCCGCCAAAAAGCAACGGCTGGGACTAATCCACGCTCAATTACCCGTAGAATAAACACATAAGTTTCTCGCCTAGTTACTCCCATTATCTCTGGGCGGGAAGCGAAGCCCAAGATTGAGCGCGTTTCTCTCCCGTTCCGCTCTCTTGGGCTTCGACTATTTAGCCTCTCCACTCTGCGCCTCAACCCCCCCTATGCTAAACTTTTAGTAGAGGGTTAGGAAGGAGGATAGGACATGGCACCGACACATCTTGTATTAGACCGTCCCATAGCAAAGAAGTTCACACTTGGCGCAGCCTTAGATGAATTATTGTGGATAGACGGACAGTTGAAATACTACAGCGCAGATACTCAGGAACACAGAGAACTTCTTGGTTATCGTAATTTCGTGGAAAGTCATACCGAGTTCCCGCAAAACTAAAGGCATAACAAATTGTTATGTTGGCACTAAAAACACCTAACCTTTAATCCTTGTCGGCTAAAACAAGTAAAAAGCCAAAATCTTTTTTTCCTCGGCGCGCCGCGCTCTAAAAACTAGCCCCGCTATGGCTTGCAGCCAACCTTTCACTTGGTACCTAAATGCCGAGTTGCGATATAACCCCCGTTATGGTACAATAGGGTTGTGGGCAGGGATTACAAACCAATGGGAGGTTAATATGCACACAGTTATATGTCCGAAGTGTCAGGCAGAATGGCAGTTACGAAGTTCTATGGCACATATTAGTTTACAACGCCACGACTACGAGGTACACCGAGAGAAAGAGGCGGCAGCGTGAGTGAACAAATCCTATGGTACTCGTCTGGAGTACCCCTTAGCGCCAATGGTGAGAGGTGGGGCAAAAATGCCCTATCAACAAAACAACGCAAAGATGCACAAAGTATGCGTTTAGATTTTGGTAAGTGGGTAATCCGTACTGGCAGAGCCAAGAGGTGTGGTGGTCATGCTCCAGCGCAAACTCATGCTGGGATAAGTATGTCCTTTCACAATGGTACTTGCTGTCAAGACTTTATGTACAAATGGCAAGTGCCAGTTCATCAGGCATTTAAGGATTACATTGCCTCTGAAGATGTTGGTAGGGAGGGCATAGAAGCCCAAGGCGAGTTCGCACTACGGCTCTACCGCCGCTTTAAAGCAGACTGCAAGCCCTACTCCAAGTCTGGAGTGAACAAGGCTGATGTAGCCAGATACCGAGCCTACCGACAAGAGTGGGTGGACTTTTTAAGTTACTGGGAGGTAGCGCATGGGAGCGTCTAAAAACCCAGCATGGGGTACTTGGGAATCTAGTCGTATTGGATACAACCGCATTACTGGTGAAGAAAGAAAAGTAGACGATGCAGACACACTCTACTTCAACGGCATTTATCAAGTATGCCTAACCGAGTTGGGCAAAAAGGGTAGGGCTGGTGCGCTGCACCTCTCAATTCACCGCAGAGACCGCAAGGCGATACATGATTGGCGACACTTCCAAAGAATTAAGAATGAGTTAGTGGGGGCAGAGAGGGAGGGTATGGAGATTTATCCACCTGAAAGTAATCTCTTTGACGGCGCTAACGAGTACCATATTTGGATAATGCCAGAAGGGGAGAATAGTCCTTTCCTTGCCAGAGAGCCAAGACAGGTGACAGATAATCCAGCAGTAGTAGGTGCGGTACAAAGACCATACGGAGTTTAAACCATCGTAGGTAAACGCGTAAGAACTTGTAATCTAACGGGGGTTATGGGATAATGGGGTTGTAAGTCAAGGTAACTAAAAAACAGGGAGGCACGATGACAGTCCAAAGTGAGCGAGTTACTAGGGTTTCACGCGGTGATAACCCAGCATGGAAGTGCGATGCCTGCGGTAAGCAGGGGGCAATGGAATATGCAGGTTGTGGAGTTGTGTGCAAAGAGTGCGCAAAGGAGAGGGGCTGGTAATGCAACAGACAGTAGCAGCAGGAGACATAAAGGTAGGTGATGTGGTCTGGCATACAGAGGGCATGGAAGCGGCAGTAGTTCTTGATGTGCAAACCCACGTAGCCTATACGAGCAAGATGATGTACAAAGTTGTTATCGGTAATTCAAAAGGAGTTGCCTGCACGATGGAACTTCACCCAGAGAATGTACTTACCTACCAAGTAAAAGAGGAGACAGAGTAATGGCAACCTACGAAATCTTATACTTTGGCAGAGTCGAAGGAATCATTACCTCGACAACCGACGAACCCTACTTGGCAAAATTGTTACTGAACGCGCTTAAAGAGGAGCCAACAGATTACGGCACTAAAGGCGCTGGATGGCAAATCAGAGAAAAGGGAGGCAATTAAAATGGCGATGTATGGGAAAGTTACAGAGAAGAAATATGTACGAGAAGTAGATGCAAATGTTCTTGTCAGCCAAGTGGGAATGATGAACATTATGGCAATTAGCGGCGGTCTCGTTATGCGCCGCAAAACAGGTATCACACTTCCAGTAGGAGATGGGTACAGCGTAGAGATTGACCTTAACTTCATGGATTT